GGCATCGACGACCGCCTCGTCGCGCTCTCGAAATATTTTATTCAGAACTTCGGCGACGTGGGGCTCGGCCTCGGGAGCCAAGTCTCGCAGATTGCCGCGCTCGCCCTGCCGAACAGGATAGACCACTATATCAAGGACGTGCTCGGCATGAAGTATTACGCTCGCTATATGGACGACGGGTGTATCATCAGCGAGTCAAAGGAAAAGCTCGAGATTTGCCTCCGGGAGCTCCGGCGGCTATGCGCCGAGCACGGTATCCGCCTCAATCCGAAAAAGACGCAGATTATCAAACTCACGCGCGGCTTTACATTCGTCAAGGTGCGCTTTCGATATGGAGCAAACGGGAAAGTCGTCCGCCGGGCAACGTACAAGGGTATCCGGCACATGAGGAAAAAGCTACGCATTTTCCGGCGTTGGGTGGACTCCGGCAGAATGACGGCGGCGGACGTGGAAACGTCCCTCGTATCATGGCGGGGACACATGAAAAGATTTCACTCGTACCACATGGAGCAGAGCGTCGAGCGGCTCTATCGTGAATTATTCAAGGGAGGGTAAGCTATGGAATATGTCGTTTATCGGCGCTTTAAGGCCGAGGGCATCGACGGAGCCTTTAACCTCCGATACGGGACGACCGTAACGGAGCGGGACGGCTTTCTCTTTGCCGCTGACGGGCGGAAGATTTGCGCCGCAACGTCTGAAAACGGATGGGAGCATTTCAGACCAAACACGCCGGAGGGCGCGTATCGTCAAAAGATGCTCGACGGCCTCTATCACTATTACGGCAAGCACGAGGGCGCGTCGGACTTCGACCCGGAGAAATGGGCGGGGGCGGAAAATCTGTATTGGAAAAACCTCCTCCGCACGATGAACACGCAGGAACTCGAGGAGTTTTATAAAAAGCGGCTCGGAGAGCTGCCGAAAATGGAGGGATAACGTATGTATGCTATCAAAAGCGGCGGAAAGGTCGTCGGCTACTCCGATACCGTTGTCTATGTCCGCCTACACGAAAACGGGTGCTATGTCCCGTGCGACGAGGCGGAGGCCGAGGGCTTTTGCATCAAGACGGCAATCGACCGCAAAGACGAGGAGACGGGCGCGACGACGACCTATCTCGAGGACTTCGTTTACGCTTTCGCCGACGGCGGGCTCCTCGGTATCGAGCCGGTCGGCTCCGTGGAAAATGTGAGCGGTACGCTCATGCTCGCCGAGAACGATAAAGTTCTCGATATTCTGTTAGGGGGTGCGGCGGAATGATTACCGTTGAAAAGGCGAAAAAGCTCCGGGCAATCATCGAGCGGGCAGTCGCCGCGCTCGAGCTCGACAACGAGGCCGCGCTTGAGTGCGTCGAGCTTTTCCCGGCATGGGAGAACGGCAAGGCGTACACCGTCGAGACAAGAGTACAATACGGCGGAAAGCTCTATCGTTGCGTACAAGCGCACACGTCGCAAAGCGATTGGACTCCGCCGGTCGCCGCCTCTCTTTGGAGCGGCGTAACGGTAGACCCGGCAACCGGCTATGACGAATGGAAACAGCCGACCGGCGCTCACGACGCATACAAAAAGGGCGACCGCGTTCTCTTTAACGGCTCCGTGTATGAGAGCCTTATCGACGGAAACGCATACTCCCCGACGGCGTACCCGGCGGGGTGGAAGCTCATCGAATGAGCGCGGCGGTCTACACGGTCGAGCTCGACGGCAAAATCATAGCGCGGCGGGAGTCTCTCTTGTGGGTGAGGCTTGACGCTCCCGGCCTCTATGTCGTATGCACGGAGGCAGAGGGCGAGGGCGTTATCGTTGACGGGGAGATTTACCACGTTCGGGGGTGTCCCATATTGCCGGGAAAGCAGACAGTTAAACTCGATTATTACGAATTATAACGGAGGTTAAGAATGGACTATGTAGGAGCGATTATAGGAGTCCTCGGGACTATCCTCGGCGGCGTGTTAAGCTATGCCGCTTTTCATAGGAAATCGAAAAAGGACAGCGAGAGCGAGGGCAAAGAGGCCGGAACAATGTTGACCGAAATCGGGTACATTAAAGGCGGCATCGACCGTATCGAGCGCAAGCAGGACGCACAGGACGCGCGCTATATCGGCATGGCGGAGCGTATGTCGGCGGTGGAGAGCTCGGCAAAGTCGGCACATCATCGTATCGACAGGCTCGAGGGGCGCGAGGTGCGGGAGGACGGATAATGTCCGCCCGCAAAGGCGCGGCACGGCGGCGGAAGTTCAAAAAATGGGCGCTCGAGGTATGGAGCTTTGCAAAGGGGTATATCTCCTTTTCAAAGCTCCTCGTTTATGCCGTCCTCTATATCGACTACAAATCGACCATGACGACGCTCGACCTATGCCGGATTTCCGTAGCCAACAACTACACCGGCTCGCTCCCGTATTTGACCGCCCTTATCGCCTTTTTACAGGCCGCGACCGCTACCGTGCTCTCGTTCTCGCTCAATAAGAGCAAGGCCGAGAACACGACCGGCGGAATTACATACGACACGGCAACAAAACGAGATTGCTAAAGGAGGTAGCAAAATGAAAGAAATCATCGTAAAGCGGCTCGGCGCTCTCTTGAGCGTAAAGAGCCTCGTCACGCTCTTGCTCTCCGGGGTATTCGCGTACCTCGCCATTACCGGGCAGACGAGCCAAGAGTTTATGACGGTCTACACGGTCGTTATCGCGTTCTATTTCGGAACGCAGACGCAGAAAATCAGCGACGCGGTAGACAAGACTCTCAAGGGGGAATAATTTATGCTGACGGTGGAGAAGCGGATTATTTCCCGGAACTTCACGCGCGCCGGAGCGGGACGGAAAATCGAGTATATCGTTATCCACTATTTCGGATCGCTCGGCACGGCGGCGGCGGTGGCGAACTACTTCGCCGGAGCCGATAGGCAAGCCTCGGCGCATTACTGTTTAGACGAGGGGAATATCGTTTATCAATGCGTCGAGGACAATAATATCGCGTGGCATTGTGGCACGTCCGGCGGATACGTTCATCCGAGATGCAGGAACGCGAACAGCATCGGGATTGAAGTACGCCCGTATAAGCTCGATAAGACGACCGCCGGGAGCGCGGCGGCTCGGGATTGGTATTTCACCGAAAAGACCGTCGATAATCTCGTAGAGTTTACGCGGGCTCTCATGGAGAAATACAATATCCCCGCCGAGAACGTCGTCCGGCATTACGACGTTACGGGAAAATGGTGTCCGCGCCCGTGGATGGGCGACGACATGAACGCCTATTACGGCACGAGCGGAAATGAACAATGGGCGAGATTTAAGGCTCGCCTCTCTGGAAACGAGGAGGTTTTCGACATGGATATTAACGAGGCAAGAAAGCAACTGACCTCTTGCGCCGATACCGGCGACACGCCCTCCGCGTGGGCGAAAGAGGCGGCGGAATACTGCAAGCGCAAGGGCATTTTCAACGGCGACGGAGCCGGTAATTTCGGCTGGCAACAGCCGATTACCCGCGAGGCCGTCGCTTGCATCATCTACCGCGCACTCGAGGCGGCGGGCGCTCTCGGCAATCTTTCCGACGTATAATCGTGCAGAAAAAGCGGGCGGGGCTCTATGGCCTCGCCCGCTTTTTTGTTACACTTTTAGTGCTTTATGTGCGTTATTTTTCCTTTAATGCACGTATATAGCTTTTTTGTTCCGATTGCCGCATACTTGAACATGAGATAACAGCCGTAGAACAGGCCGTAAAGCATCCATCCGCAAGCCAACACGGAATACCAACAGAAATAGAAACAGCCGACGAGCACCAAAACGAAAAGGAAGTACCAACAATTACGCCGAGTCAGCCGGAGGCCGACTCCGAGCCGGAAACCGCTCATTGACTTTAGGCGCTTCGAGAAACTGACAAACATAGCTCACCGCCTCCCGCTTTTCGCTTTCAGATACGGCACGAGCCCCCATGCGACCAGCGCGCCGCCGATAACGAGCCCGCACACGAAAGAGGAGATATTCCCTTGTGCGGCGAGCGAGACGGCGGCGAACAGGAACAAAACACCGACGACAATCTTTACGAGCATAGCGGCCTTTGACTGCCGCATACCCGTAACGCGCTCGCGCTCGTCTGCCTCTGCCTTGCGCTCCTCCGCCTTGCGAGCTTTTTCTCTATCCGATTGCTCGGACTTCTGTTTATCTACACAACGCTTGCAGACATAGCGGCGGGACTCGGGATAATAAGCGCCTCCCTCGTTCGCGTCGAACTGCCTCCCGCACTTCACGCAAGTAACAATATGCTTTTTCATGGTATGAGCAACTCCCTCCTATTTTTTCGGTCTGCTGACCTTTAACACAATTATGCGTTGCGTATGTGCTAAAGTCAAGAAAAATGCAGAACATTAACACGCAGGAGGCGAGAGCTTGCGGATATATGATTTTGAGGGAAAGAAGAATATAAGCGGCGAGCGCATCCGCGAGGCACGGCTAAAACTCCGGCTCTCACAAAGCGACCTCGCGGCGCGGGTGCAGGTCGAGGGCGTGACAATGGAGCGGGACTCGATAAGCCGTATCGAAATCGGGACGCGGTTTATTCCCGATTACGAGATACCCGTCTTTGCTCGCGTCCTCGGCGTGTCTGCCCTTTGGCTCCTCGGAATAGAGTAAATCCCCGGCTCCTCGCCGGGGATTATTTTTGTATTTTTTCGTTTCGCTCTATTGACATACTAATAGTAGTATGATATAATGAGTACATCCTAAAGGAAAGGAGAAAAGCTATGGATAACATAGAAAAAGCCTTGCAGGAATTGGCGAAAGCGGTTGAACGTAACGACACGGTGGAACGAGTCAAAGTTACAATCACACTTGTAAAGCCAAAACCGAGCAAGGCTAAACCCGACAAGTAAGTCGAGGCGGGGAGCGGACGGGAAACCGTCCCTCCCGTAAGTCCTATTATAACAGCACGAAAGAAAAAAACAAGTGCCAAATAAGGAGGGCTATTATGGAATACACGCACAAGGTACAGAAGTGGAACGGGAAAATCTTCGTCCAGTGCGAGAGCTCGTCAACGTCCTATTATTCGATGGGCGCTTATATGCCGGGCGACGACGATATAGACGAGGTGGATGTCGATACCCTCGGAGAGCTCTATAAACTATGGCGGGAGGCAAAGGCCGGGGACGCATCTTGCGGAGAAAAGGAATGGAAATACCGCTTTTACAAGCACACTATCAAGGAAGAAAAGCGCTCGGACGGAAAGCCGGTATTTGCCGACTACGTTTGCGAGGGAAAAATCTACCGGCGAGGAAATAAAGTTTTTTTCAAACCGGCGGAGGAATGAGGAGGGCTATATATGATTATCAAAAAGGGCGAGCGGGAGTACACCGTAACGGAACTCGCGCATGAGTGGAAAGTCGAGAGAAACGTCGGCGGGGTATCCGTTCAGTACAGAATAAAGAAAGAGGCCGTGCCGGACGCGGAGGCGGTCAAGCTGTATATCATGTGCAAGGAGGTATTTTAACGTGGCGGACGGTAAACGGAAGACTACGACCTCGACGGCGGTAAAGCGCCGCTATAACGAAAAGACATATACGCAGATTGTAGCGTCCGTGCCGAAAGAGACGGCGGCGGCGTTCAAAGCAAAGTGCGCGGCGGAGGGCGTATCTCAAGCGCAGATTATCAAAAAAGCGATAGAGGAGTTCTTGTCGCAGTAACCAAGAGGGGCGGGAAACCGTCCCTCTTTATCTATATACGGAGGGCTTTACGATGGAAGAGCGGACATATAAGCAACTGAATTGGACGAGCCGTATCAAGCTCGAGACGATGCTCAAGCATGGACACTCGAAAAAGGAAATCGCCGAGGAATTGGGCGTACATATCAGCACCGTTTACCGCGAGCTCAAGCGCGGGACGTATGAGCATCTAAACTCCGATTACACGACAGAGGAGCGGTATAGCCCGGAAATCGCTGAGGCGAGGTATCAAGAGGGACTCTCCGCGAAAGGAGCTCCGCTCAAGATTGGGAAAAACCACGCCGCCGCGCAGTTCATCGAGGACAAAATCGGGAACGAGGATTACTCCCCGGCGGCGGTGTGCGCTCTACTCAAGCAGGAAAAATATAAGCACTTCGGAATAACCTTTTGCCGTGCGACGATTTATAAGTACGTCGAGGACGGCGTTTTCCTCACGCTCACAAATCAAGACCTCCCGGAAAAGGGCGACCGCAAGAAGAAGCACAAGACCATACGGAAAAAGCAGTCTCGCGCATCGAGCGGGACGAGCATCGAGCAGAGGCCGGATTATATCAACGAGCGGCAAGAGCCGGGACATTGGGAAATGGATACCGTCGTCGGAAAGAAGCGGACGAAAGCTCGCCTCCTCGTCCTCTCCGAACGGGTAACGCGGCGGGAAATCATTATCCGCATTAAGGACGGGCGCGCCGAAACGGTCGTCGCGGCTTTAGACCGCCTCGAGCGTATTTACGGCGCGGCGTTCTATCGGATATTCAAAACGATAACCGTAGACAACGGCTCCGAGTTCGCGGATGCTGACGGCATCGAGCGGAGCGCCCGCCGCAAGGATGCAAAGCGGACGACGGTCTATTACTGCCATGCGTATAGCTCTTGTGAGCGCGGCACGAACGAGAATATTAACCGCATGATACGGCGGCAGTTCCCGAAAGGGACGGACTTCGACAAGGTGACGGCGGCGGAGGTTAAGCGCGTCGAGACGTGGCTCAATGATTACCCGAGAGAAATACTCGGCTTTATGTCCTCGGCGGAGGCTTTCAAGATAGCATTTGACAGGGCGGCGTGAACGCTCAAAAATTTATTCTATCTTTTTCGCACAAAATACTTGACATTTGCGAAAATCCTGTGTTTTTCCCGCTTTCTTTTCCCTTTGCCGCCTTTCCCGCGTCGTTTTCCCGCGCTTTTGCACCCAGAAGTTGTCATTTTCCTTTTTTAATAATGCCTTTCTAAAATTTAGGCTTGCAAAAATGTCGAAAATCCTTATAATATAGTAGGTCTGCTATTGGGGGACTTTTCGTCCGCCGCCCTTTTCAGTACCGGCGGCGGCGCGTGCGGTGCTCTCTGCGCGGGATCTCCTGGCGCGGAAAGGGCTTGTCAATGAGAATGATATCGTCCCCGATCTGCTTGATACACTCCCATGGGATGCAGTATTCCTCTCCCCGGCCGAACAGCCCGAAAAAGCGGTACGGCCCGGGAATGATGAGTGCGGTGAGCTGCCCGTCCGGCAGCCTGCATTCCACGTCGCCCACATAGCCCAGGCGGCAGCCGTCGCAGATGTTGATGACCTCCTTGCAGCGGAAGTCGGCAAAGCGGCAGTTCATGCGCATCCCCTCCTGTTCTCTTTCATTGTATTTCCGGAACAGGAAGTCCTATCCCTCGCATTTCCCGCGACTTCTCTCTGGGCTATGCCGGAGAGAAAATTTTCTCT